CCAAGAGAGGTAGAGGTATCCGACGGCATAGCCTTATGCCACTACCACTACACCAACGAAAACCTAGAGAAGATTGGAGTGAACTAATGAAGACAAAAGAAAGACCGCTTGCGGTTTGCGTAGAATGTGGGAGATTATTTGACCTTTCACAAGATTTAGACGCCCAAGAATGGGCATATGGACACGATTGTGAGGTGAGCGCGTGATTGATTGGGAGAACTTTCTAAATATCGGGCTAAGTGATTACGGCTTTTTCCTTGAGGGATATTTCGGGGATATCTACCTACCTTGGCGCACTCTAATCCTTACCGTGCTAGTAATTGCAGGGCTTAAGGCTTGGAGAAGGTGGCGGGATAGATAACGAAATCGTTATACAAAATAAAGCCCTAACCCTTGACGGGGGCGCGGTGTTCACGACACCATAGGGCACGGGGTAAGGTGGAAGATTTCCACAAACCTTAAAACCATTTTGACGGGAGAAATTAAAATGGAAGATAAAGTAAAGGGCGTTGATTTATTGGCAACGCTTGAAAAGATTAAGCGCGGGGAGACTTACGACATCTTTAACCTATTGCCTAATATTGCGGGCGGTAGCGTTTGGTTAGATGAGATTAAGGACACCGCATTTCATATAGAAGGTTATGTTAATGCCGAAGATGATTACGGCATAGATGACCTTAGAGATTACGGGCGGGAATATGCTAACGGGCAATGCGAAACTTATTACAAAAACATAAACGACGAGGTGCAAGCCTTGAGTTTATGGGCTAGCAATGAGATTGATGAGGAAGTAGCAATGTTAAATGAAGGTAGAAATTACCCAAGTTTAACAGATTTGAACTCTCAATATCTATTCGTGGCAAAGCGTATGGTGTGGGACGCAGTAGTAGACCAAGCCTTCCAACACTCAATACAAGATGAATTAGTGGAGGCATAAATGAAATCTAAAAACTATTATCGAACACGCACAATAGTGCGGGCGTTGTTTGCGCTTGGCGTGCTTGTTATCTTTTATCTAATCGCAACCCGTATCTGGTGGACGGGCACGGGATTTTGCTTTAACACTATCGAGATTTGTGGGGTGTGATATGTGTGGCGATTGCTTACAAGATATAAAGATTTGTGGGTGTGATAAATGAGTGATTACAAAGACTACGAGATAAGAGTTGCTTATGAGGGCGGGATTTATATTTCTGCCCTTAATGAGGAGGAAGCAATAGAGACCGCAAAAAATATTATGCTTGAAGAGACTAATCCAGATATGGCTAAATATCTAACCTATAAAGTAGAGCAAACTATATTAAAAGAGAAGGTGAGTTAATGAGTGAGATGTCTATGAGTTGGGGAGAGATAGCACAATTGACCCACGCTACGCAGGTGTCAGGGTTTGGTTGGTGTTGGTGTGAAGATAACGAAGGTAAAGAAAATCCATATGCAGATTGTCCAAAGGAGGAGACAAATGCTTGATGAAGATACACCAGCGTGGGAACATACAGTAACCGCAATGGTTAAACTACGCCAACGCAACAGAGCAGATGACCCTAATCAGGGGTGGGAACTTGCGAAGGACGACGAAGAGAGTTGGTATGTTGTCTCAATTGATTGGGATAATGTAGCAAAGTCAGACACAATAAGGATAAACTAAACCAATGAAGACGGGAGAAATAAAAATGAATGCAATACAAATAATAAATAAAAATCACGAGCAGACAAGTTGGAAGAGATATATTACTTTCAATTATGATGACAAAGAATATAAAGTCTTGTTGTTTTGGGACGAGTTCAACGGTTACGAATTGTATTGGAGAAACAATGAAACCGAATTGTTGAACAGCCTTAAAGCACCACAATGGGCGATTGAGTGGGACGAAGACGCAAACAACGGCGAAAGTTTGTCGGCATACTTAGATGAACTTACCTTCAATGCAAAAGAAAAAGACCCTGATGAAGATTTATTTAATGAACTTATATCTTCGGCAGAAAAATTAATTGAATTGACAGGAGGAAAAAATGATAATGTATCAAATTAGTGCAATAGTTGATAGCCAATGGTTTGATATCTTAGGGCAGATTACTAGGTATCAAGAAGGTTTTGTTTGGGGAGATGTTGAGGAGGTGAAGCAATGAAAGAGATATGCCAATATTGTGGGTGGGAAGTTATTAAACCTGAATGGTATAACTACTACAATAAGAAACCATTATGCGACGATTGCAATATGGATATGTATTTAGAAAAAGAAAAAGAAATGGAGAGCGCATAGTGAGTAATGTAATTGTTTTAAGAAATGCTTTTGATGTTGTCTATGAAACCAAAGGGACGGAGTGCGTAAGAGTATTCCTCCCAGAGGGCGTCGGTATTCCAGAGGATTGGGATACTTGGACAATGCAAGCCAAAGATGAGTGGCTATTTGAGAACCAAGATTATGTAAACTATAAATGGAAAGATGTAGACAGAGGTGATGTAGTCCAGATACAAGAACTTAGATGAGCATAACTTTATTCTTCCTCCTACTGCTTGCGCTCAGATATCATAAGAAATGGCTTTACTATTGGAGAAATTGGAGGACTAGATGAGTATAATTAGTGAGATATTAATGCCACCTGAGTGGACAAGGAGAGCCTTGTGTGCTGAGGTAGACCCTAATATATTTTTCCCTGAAATTGGAGATGATGCGTCAAAGGTTAAAAAAATATGCAAAGCCTGCGATGTTCAAAAGGAATGCCTAAAGTTTTCATTAGATAACGACGAAAGGTTTGGTATATGGGGCGGACTATCGGAAATAAACAGACGCAAGTTAAGGGCAGAAAGAAAACTTGGCAAAAGTTCAAGGTAATATTCATAGCATTATTGATTATTACCTCAACCCTATTCTCTATAAACAAGATAGCCACACCCCCTAATTCCCTTATTCCTACACAAACTAAGGCTACAATGGAGCAGAAGAAGGCTAACAAAGCGTTGGCTAAGAAGATTGCTTGGGTTGGATATGGTTGGAAAGATAAGGAGTGGGCGTGCCTTGATAAAATATTTATTAAAGAGGCAAGATATGACCATTTGGCAAAGAACAAATCTGGTTCAAGTGCGTTTGGAATTGGTCAAAGACTTAAAGAAACTAGCAAAGAACCTATGGTTCAAATCCTTCACACCTATAAATATATTCAACACAGATATAAAACCCCGTGCTCTGCACAAAGGTGGCATACCCGACACAATTGGTATTAGTGTTTGACTTAAGGGGTGAACCCGTATTTGTATGTGTATGTGGTTCAAAGATGTGGAATATAAAAGTAATGTGGGATATGGAGACAAGGCAAGTAGGAATGTATTTACTAGACCAAGTATGTGATGAGTGTGGGGCTGTGGCTACTGCACCAACAGAGATAGATGGGTGTGATTAATGCCAACTTATGAATATAAATGTAATGTGTGTGGTGGACAGCAAGAGTTAAGCAAAGCCCACGATGATGAAACAATACCTGTATGTTGTAATGAAAGTATGACTAGATTATGGTCTGCTATTCCTACTATATTTAAGACTGGTGGATTTTATTCTACGGGTGGCTAAAATCAGTATTTTATACTGTCAATAGCGTCTCAGCATTTGGGATTTATGGGAGTGTCGCCGTTTATGATTTGTTAAAAAAATAAAATTAGAAAATCCTGATTAGTATACTTATACCAAGTCAATCAAATTGGTTGGCGGTATATGACAGGAGAAAAAATGAAATGCTGTAATCATACAGTTATTAAAACATATTGTTTTTGTCACAACTGTTCAGGTAATCAATGTGATGAACCAATATGGACAGTAAGAGATTGTGGTTGTCCAGAAGAACACCCAGAGGGGCATCAAGAAGGCTGTGGGGTTATTAAAAGCCCAGCACATTAATTACATACGGATAGCCCCTGCTTCGGCAGGGGTTTATCTATTTTTATTTTTCAGCATTCTCTGTTGCTTCAGATAAATCTTCATCACGATATGGCTTGAACCCACCAATCTTATTAATTAATTTCTTTATTGCACGCTTGTTTCTCATACGAGCAGTGTCTTCACTAGGTAATTTCATTTCATCTGCAATCGCTTGGAAGTCCATACTTTCTGCATAGCGCAGGAACAATAACTTCCTATCCTCTTTACCTAACTTCCAAAATCCAGCGTCAATCTCAATCATCATAGCCATCATATTGCCACCTTCAGAGGGAGCAGAAGGGCGAGCAGTGCCACCGAGATTTAATTTATGTGCAAGATTTATCTCACCTCTTAAGACAGAGGGCAGCAAGGCTTCAATCATATCTGCTTGGTAAAAGAATAGGTCAGAGGTTTCATATCCACCTGTCTTTGCTTTCCAAGCCTGACAATAATCCAATGCTTGGTTACGAAGTGAGCGATAGATTAAATTCTTTGCGTCCTTCTCACCTATTGCTTCCCAAGTATCTAGTTTATTTGGATGCTCAACAAACCACTGATATAGATTTTGTCTTATATCTTTTATATCAATCTTAAACTTAAGATGATACTCAGAGGCAACAGAGTCTACAATGTAGTCCCAGTTCTTTATTCTATCCCATTCAATCACGTCAGTTTTATACCCAATTCTAATGGAAGAAATGTAACTAACTTAGTTGTCTTTGATTTGTTTTGAAACTCAGTTGTAGTAGGTAGCCACTTATCAACCCATTCTAAATCTTTAACTACTGAGTTCAGAGGGAAAGCCCAGACGCCACTAGGTGTAGAGTTTATATACCAAGGTTGATAGCCTAGAGTTTCTGCAGTTACAACTAGGAAGTCAAACTTTTTTCTTTCTAATAACAGAGTATCATAATGGGTAAGTCTGGACTTAAGTTCAATAAACATTTTGAATTCATCACTAACACAATCAAATCCATCATATTCATTAGAAGACTTTTCTAAATCAGAATAGTGTCCAACCTTTAGCCAATCAAATAACTCTTGTTCTTTCATTCGGTATCCCACTTATGTCTTAAGACAAGCAAGGCTATGATTGAGTAGTTTGCCATATCTTTAAAGGAGTCTTCAAGCGATTCGTATTGTGGTGTTGCGCCTTTGTCGACAAGGTTATTGATACGAGCAAGTTTGTCGTGCATACGCACTCGTAATCCATTGAGAGGTCCACCTGGTGAGTCAGAGATATTTTTCGGACCGTAATCAATGTGCTTCTTGATGAGTAATTCTTTGAGTTCATCGAATGTTTCGCTAACCGCTACTGCAAACTTGGGGTTGAGAGCAGGGGCACTGTGATTTCTATTATCAATAGTTTGTTCCGTATCTTTGTTGATGTTATATGGAAACCTTGTGTTTCCAAGTGGGTTATAATCTGCCATACTTCTTCATTCCCCATTCTCTTTGTCACCTTCAGTTAGTAATTGCTGAAGTGATTCGTCAAAATTTTGCAGAGAAGATTTGACTATCATATCTTCAATCAACGTGTCAATTAAGTCATAGCCATTTTCCGCTGCAAAAAGTGTAACATAGGTAGATTGTGCTATATGTCTTATTTGTTCCGTGTTGTCCGAATTATCATAAAGGAATTTAAGTAGAGAACCAAGCATTAATCTATAGCCATTAGGAAGAATTAGATAAGGGTCAAAGTCATCATCATCTTCTAGGGTATGGTCTATTAAATCAAATGAATTTTCAAACTCTTCCCCACACTCGTGACACTTTAGATAGTCTGGGTCAATCGGCTCTATCACTCAAGCCCAGCCTTCTCCCTTATATATCCTGCTCCATATTTAACGTAGGCTGAGTTGACATCTTCTCCTTCTGGCAGTTGCACGATAGTGACGGGTAATTCCCTAGCCAATGAGCGTGCGAATTCCGTGCCTGGTTGGTCTCCATCTGCAAAGACAAATACTCTTTCAAAGTCTGCAAGTAAGCGAGTGTAATGTTTCTTCCAACTGTTAGCCCCAGGAACACCGACACAGGGGATACCAACGCAAGCAGAGAGAGTAATAGTATCAAGTTCACCTTCGCACACTCCTATAAAATCGTTTGCTTTATCTATATCTAATACGTTATACATCTTGGTATCAGCACCAGTCATACCCATATACTTAGGCTCAACAGCAGGATTAAGAGAGCGAAAACGCAAATCGACTGCACCAGTCTTGGTAATATACGGTATTGAGAGTCTTCCGTGAAACGCTTCGTGTCCAACTTCAGGCTCCACGACTACGCCTAATTGCGCCAGACGTGCCACTTCCAACGGAATACCTCTGCTTCTTAGGTAATCTTCCGCCTGATAAATGTTTTCCGCGTACCGTGCTGCCGCTTTGTCCAGTAATTCCTTCTGCGATGCGCTCTGCTTCACGTATGTTAACTCCTTCTTGTAGGCTTATGATTTGTAAACTGTTACCTTGCACTCCGCAAGCAAAACAAAAGAATATATTATTATCTAAGTTCGCGGTTCCTGATTGATGTGTGTCAGAATGGAAGGGGCATTTAAGATTAACCTGTCCGTGAGTTTGTCGTAGCGTTGCTCCGTAATGCAAAAGGATTTCTCTAATGCTTGGTAGGTCATTATCATTTCTTCTCACCATACCCTGCCTCCTTTAAAAGATTGACTACATCTTCTAGCCTTAAGACTACAACCCAATCCTTGATTTTCTCTTCACCCTGACCATTAAGTCTTAAACAAACCAAGCCAAGTACGCCAGTCCTAGCACGTTCTTTTAATTGTTTAATAGCACTAGATGGATTAAACCCAGTTCGTGCTTTGACTTCCCAATCTATACCAACACACCCAGTTATATCTGTACCACTACGCCCTGCTCCTGTGGATTCTGCATATGGAAATCCATTAACTGCTAAGTATTCAGCCACTACTTTCTGACTGCGATATCCCCTGTGTTTACGGGATTGAGATGGCACTAGGTTGCACTCTTATCTTTCTTAAGAATGCGAATAGCCCAATCTAATCCTTGATTAAGACCGTCACCCCACTCATCAGTAGGATTAATCTTTGCTTCTTGAATCTTTGCAACAAAATCTTTTATCTCTGCGTTAACTTCAAGTAAAACAAGACGACGAATCTCCTGTGTCATATCATCTTCTTCTTCTCTAATCACACTTACTCCTTAAATTGTTCAACTGGCACTCGCCAGCCCTCAATGTATGAATCATACCATTCGTCAGTCATATAGTCAGTAGGTGCAATGTGTCCATACACCTCAACTTCAGAGTAATACTCAGTGTCTAATACCTTGGCTCCAAATATATAGTTGTTGACATCTTTCTTCCAGAAAGGAATAGAGGTCTGGGTTCGTATAGACCTAACCTCATAGTTAGCCCCAACATCAGCCAGTGATTTACGCTGAGGGTGCAGGCTGTTGGGATACCAAGGAACATTCCAAGACTGATTATATTGTTTGGCTACTGCCCACTCACATACATTTGCTCTTACATTTGAAAGTAATTCGTGTTCTAGTTTTCCATCTGCCTTGCCTTGAGCGTAATTAGGTTTATCTGTAGAGCCAAACTTAGCAAGCCATCTCTCCGTCGCAAGCATTGTGCATATACGCACTTCCTCTTGGCTCAGTTTTACTATCACTAGCCACCATTCTCAGGTATATCACTCATAAACATAAATTCAGGATTAAAAGATAACCAGCAGTTTAAGTTAGCATTTGCGTCTGCTCTTCCATATCTATTCTTTACTGGAGCAACAGCCATAGAAGTACCAACGACTCCAAGAGTACAAATAAGAGCGGGAAGTTGGGCGACTTTACCCTGAAGAGCCGAGCGAGGTTGACAAGGAGTACCAAGTACAGCCTCAGAAGTATGGTGCAGAATAATGATAGCAGCGTTAGTAGCACGAGCAAGGTATTTTAACTCCTTCATAATAGCCCTCATAGATGCGAACTCTTCGCCTCCGTCTGTTGCAATATCCATAAGGTTATCCACAAAGATTGCTACAGGTGGGCAACCCCATAGTTCTTCAAAGGCTTGGACTTCTTCATCTATATCTTGCAATGTAGGACTAGATTCAAATGACCAAACAATATGAGCACCCTTTGCTAACACAGCACGAGTCCAACCTTGGTCAGTATTCATCAACTCTTCTACATCAGTTTGATTCTTACCTGAAATCATTGAGGCTAATCGCATAGCCATAGTGTGAGCATTAGTGTCAGCAGATATGTATAGACTAGGCACCTTCATATTTAATGCCAAGGCTAAAGCAAGAGTTGACTTACCTACACCTGGAGTTCCAGCAAGCATAGATACTTCTGCTCTGCGAAATATAATCTTGTTGCTTTCAAACGTTTTAAATACAGAAGGTAATGGTTCTCCACCAATATCTTTTCTGCCTACGCTACGTACAAGTGTTCTCACTTTTGCCTTTTCTGAAATTAATTGGATATTCTGGATATAGTTTTTTAATACTATTACTCATTTGTCTTGTTGACCAGTTATGTAAACCACATACAAATTTAAAATATAGTTTCATTACATACCCAATAACATCATAATAAAAGCAAGTACTTGTTGTATTTCTAAGTAAAATAACATTAACATTTCAATCATTTAAAACCCCTGTCTTAAGTTGGAAGAGGGATAACTAATCCCCTTATGAAAATTACCCCTCTACCAATTCCTATTGTAGTTCTTGTTGAATTAGTTTGCTGGTTTGCACTGCTCTGGTCCCTGTGGTAGCGGGCAAGACCAAAATGCGTAAGGCTTTCCCGTTGTCTTGCTCACTCCACTGCGATGTGTTCGCGGTCCGTGTATACAAGTCGGGGTTGAGAGACCTCCCATAGCGGATGGAGCCGATTGCTGGGCGGTTGTTGAGGTAGGAGGTTGCGCTGTGCCTACTGTTGAACCAGTGGTCCCCAAAGGGGCTGCAGTGTAAGCACCTTGAATTAACTTTCCAGTTGCTGCAATCTGTGTAGAGTAATCACTCACACCTTCAAGCAACACTGATAGTTCTTCAGAAGTATTTGCACGTATATTAATTAAGTCTCCAGATGGAGTTTTATAAGAGACTTGTAGTTTCCAGTCTTCGTTTGCCATTTATTTATCCTTCGTGAATTGGCAGTGTTCTGTAAGTCCACAGTAACTGCACGATTGTAGGTTCGGTAGAAATATACCAGCCTTGCGAGCCTTATCAAAGCCTGACACAAAATATTCTAATGTGTCTAGCGTATATCTACTAAGGTCAATCATTTCCCCTGTCCCTGACTCACGAGACATCCAGTAATTACCTAGATTGACTTTAACACCAAGCATCTCTTCTACACCGACTTTATAAAAGCCTAACTGTA